TCCGTTTCTATTACAAATATACTAGATTTTAGTGGAGATCAACTCTTTACACCAGCCGTTTTGATAGTCAATAGCCATCACTTCTTTAGCTTTGGCTTCTTGTTCTTTAGTAATAACTCTAGGAGGATGTTCCCTGAGCCTTGTTTTCTGAATCTTCTTTCCACCGAGTTGTTCCAGGAATGGAAGGAGCTTGGTATCGATCTCTTTCATATTCCAAACATGGGTATAGATGCTGGGATCAGGACCCAACATAGCTGTATTGGTTCGACAATGAATCCTAACGTAATTATTTTTTAAGTGATGTTCATAGGCCCATAGAAAATGATCTAGATTATTAAGATAAGGATACTGTTCCTGGCAGTAATAAAAACCTGCAATAATCTTGTCGATGGGATCACGGTAGACAGCAATTCTAATCTCACATTCTTTTAATTCTTTATGATAGGCTTCAAATCCTTTCTCGCGTCCGATGTAGGAATCGTCACCACAAAAATCCTGAACGTTAGTGCCACTATAGGTGGTAGGTTTCTCGTTCCATAACAATTGGCCAAGATAATTAATGATGGTAGTGGAGCCTGCTTTATTATTTCTGACATACCCTAGACGTTTACCGCCTAGAGTCACACGGACCAGGGCCATTAATCTTTCTTCCTCAGGGAATTAAAAAGTTTGTAATCTTGATGGTAATATTTTTTCACAAAAGGTTTAAGATCTTCGAGACCTTTCTCAATATGAGGAGGAATGGATACCCTGTCCACTGGAGATTTATCATAGGGCTGCTTTATTTTTGTGGGAGCTACCTTCAAATTAAATGTCTCCTTTAACCATTTACAAAATGGATCTTTAAATCCCCAATCAAATTTCCATAATTTAGTGTTGGGGCCAAGAAATTCATGTTGAGGTCTGTACCAATTATTATGATAAGATAAATCTTTACGATGTCTTTCAATCCCTTGATAAAAATGTTCTTCCTTGACAGGAAATTTAAGATGAGATTCTTCCTCGATAAATTCTTTAGCTAAAAATCTTTTAATTCTATCAAAAGGATTTCGAATAATGGTAAATATGGGTAGATTCTTTACGGGAAGCAGATCATATAACGGATAATGTAAATGAGCTATTTCAATGCCACATTTGTGATACTTTTTAGAATCAAGTATTCCTGGATCAGGAGCCCATTGGTCATGACTTGTTTCATATCCATTTTTTAAAAATAGTTCTCGAATATATCTTCCAGCATTTCGGGGAATATGAATGAAAAAAATCTTTTTCTTTCCATTTTTATACACAATCATTACCTGGTATACCAACAAGGCATTGTATAGCGAATCCCTTTTTCAATTTTATTGACGGAGTGTATTAGATTATTTCCATCAAATAAGACCATTAATCCTGATTTAGGTTTTATAACCGTTCCATCAATGATGGTTTCTCCCCCTTTAAAATTATCGTTTAAATATATAATGCTGCTGTAACAATGATACTCCAAATCTTTATGGGGTCCTTGGAATTCTCCTACGGGCCATTTAACGATTTGAAAATAATTGACGTACGCTTTTTCATCTAGCTGTTTAACCGTGAAATTAAGATGACCGTTTAATTTTTTTGTTTTAGGAGCGTCTGCATATTGAGAAAGCTCAACGACTTCAGTTTTTCTGAAATAAAAAGTTCTATTATCGAAGTGAGGTTTGAATAAGTCCGCGTGTCCCGTGATGAAATGTTGACATTGTGTAGAGGTAAAAAAATTCTCATAGAAATGAATCATTAGCGCTTAGGAACACCAAGCAAAGGACGTCCGTCTAATAAATTAGTTTTAGCAAAAGGACCGTTAGCATGGTTATAATGCAGGAAGACTTGAGAGCAGACGGTGCCTTGAAAAGGTTCTCGCCAGTGTTCAAGATCGCAGCCAGAATAAATGAGCATGTCTCCTACTTTAAGATCGATACGGGTTCCTTTAGGGGCCCCAGGTTTAACGACAGTTGTAGTTTCAGATCCTGATAAAATATTATCTGCTCCTGTAGGATCAAGATAGATGGGCCATTCATCTCCTCCTAAATGGACAGTGGTAGAGATCTCACAGCTAGGTCGATCCTTGTGACGATGTAAAATATTTCCTTTTGCATAAAGTCGGGTGTACGAGTAAGTTGGAATTAACTCCATTCCCGTTTTAGCTTTCATAATGGGGATCATATACTCGAGCAATGTTTCCATTACCCAATCGGCATATTTAGAATAGGCTCCTGGTATCTGTTTATCTGCACGAGTTCCTATAAAAGGATTAGCTGGATTCACTTTATTATGTTTCAGCATCATATCCACAGCGTCTCGCTGCAGCATCATATAATTAAAGATAAAGTTAGCGAGCTCTTTGGAAAGGGCTCCTTTGATTACTTGATATTTTTTTGTTTTAAAACTCATCCTACTTTTCCATCTTTATCTATTTGAATAAAATTAAAAGAAACCGACACGCGCCAGCCCTTTTCTCCTTTTTCTTTGGACTCATTTATCTCAACCCCATGGGTTAACCACGCGGGAAACATAATCATTTGTCCTTCGACCGCTGGATAAACCACCACTCGCCAGAGTTGTCGGGGTAATCCTTTCATACGTCGAGGCAGGATAATATTGGGTCCTGGTCGTGGGTCTTCGACAAATAATCTTCCTGAATTTTCAGGAATCTTGATATAATAAACACCGGACCATTGAGAGTTGGGATGCATGTGCTGTTTGTTATAGGACCCTGGATAATTAATATTCGCCCACATGTTCCCTAGTGCGGGTTTAGGTTCCATGCCATAATCTTTATAAATCTCTTCTTGCATCTCAAAAAGTTCCTCCAGCAAAGGTTCATATTCTTTTTGTCGGTTCATATTAGTTGGACTATGCCAACCTCCGCCAGAATTTGTTTTTGTTTCAGTCTTCTCTCTTTTGCTCCACGCTTTAATGAGGGGGTATAAATACTTATTTAATTTTTTAGGATCCTTAACCATTTTAGAATAGATAGGAGTCAGGAACAGAGTTTCTCGGTTCATTTAAAGGGAGGGCCTCCAAACCACATTACTAAGGATCTTCTTATTCCCTTCTTAACTCTAGCTACTCGATGACGAAGAAAACTAGCGAAAAAAATAGCTTGCCCTTGCAAGAGCTGAGGAGGTTTATTCCCATGTGTCATAAATTCTAGATCTCCTCCTTCAAATTCATTTTGAGGAGAAAGCAAGATGGTCATTGATATTTTTCTAACCGGAGGTTCATGCAGACCATTAACATCAGCATCCATATGCCAGTCATAAAAGCCTCCTTTAGGATATTCAGTGAATTGAGCATATTCACTAAGTTGCACGCCTTCAAATCCAAAATGATTACCATTGACCTGTTTCATCGTTCGTTCAATTACTTTATACATCTCCGGCATCGTTTTAAAAGGAATCCAACTGATCGTGGTGATTCTTTTTTTAGTATCATAGGCTCCTTCTTCTCCTTTTTTAGTTCCTACCCTACCTTCTTCAGTCTTTTGCTGACGACCCACGTTAATGATGTCTTGACATTGTTCCGGCGTGAAGAGAGGGCCAATCGTGTTAGCGAGTAGCGATTTCCATTTAGGTTCGGTAATCATCCAGCCGTCCTTGAACTAACTGGGTCATATTCAATATCACAATTACATACCAGCGTTCTTCGTTTTGCTTTTTTATTAGTGAAAGGATAAACGACATGTCTCATATCATAGGGAAAGACATAAAAATCTCCGATCTTCATTTTAGGAGAATAATCTGCAGTCACAAATTGTCCTGATGCGCTTCCTAATATTTGAAGTTGGCCATTCATCGGTTGATCGGGACGAGTAAGTTCCGGTCCCATATCTTTGGGAAGTTTAAGAATCATCACGGAAGAAAGTCCCGTATATATTCTGCCTTGATGAATATGAGCCGGATTATAATCTCCTGCTTTCATTTCATTAACCCAGATAGAATTAATATTCATATTACTCTTCCGAGTCTTGGTCCATTTTAAATAGTGCTCAAAGATAGAATAGAACCATCTAAGGATATCCTCCGATACATAGCTATGGGCATGCATTTTTTCTGTGGTAGGTCCTGAAAAAAACAAAGACACTTCATCAGGAATTTTTCCTGCAAGTTGCTTATTGGCATTGGGCAAATGTTTTTTTTTGGTTTCATAGAGTTCGTTGATTCCAACAAAAACTTCAAGGGGCACTTGGTATTTTATAATTGATTGACCTAAGGTTATAGACTCAAAGTTCACTGTAAGTTTCATTTTTTAGTCGCTTCATATGCCCTGCGACGAGAAGGAAGACCTTCTATTTCTGTAGGAATATAATCTGTCGTAGCTGCCATTAGATCTTTTGGAACTTCACTCGTAATAACTTTAACAGGGACTTCTTTAATTCCTAATTCATGAGCAGCTAACCAACGATTGTTACCAATGCAACATTTATAATGATCCCCTTCTTGGATACAAAGTAAAGGATTGATCATTCCTTTTTTCTTTATCGAGTCTCTTACTTTTTTATAGAAAGGACTGGTTGTTTGATTATGAGGATTTTTTTGTAGCTGCTGGTTTCTTAGAAATACTTTTTCGATAGGCACCATCATACTTCAGTTCTCCTGATTTTCTAACACGTTTTAAAGTTTCTAGTTGACCCAGGACATTAAAAACTTCAGGTTGTGAAGAGCCCGGAGTCAAAGTTAATTTCTGCTGTTCGAGTCGATGCATGTACGATTCGGCTTGATGCGTGTTGACATCCCTGTCATCAAAGCTGCCATCGTGAAATTCTTTTTTAAGTTTAGACCAAGTGCTAATTTCTTTCATCCGTGCCTTAGCTACCAGTTCCATACTTGCTCGGCCATAAAGGTGTTGTTCAAGATCAATTTGCTTAAGTTCCTTCTCTAAAGGATCTTTTTCTGTTTTAATTTCATTTTGAAGTTTTTTAATCTCGACATCATTCTTTCGATACTCAAAAGAAAGCTGCATGAGATTTTCAAAGTGGGTATTTTGTTCACGAACCGATTGCCAATACTTGGCAGCCTTAGTTCCATATTTAGAATCACTTAAAACAGAGAAACGCATTTCCGTTTCGGTTCTAAACATTTGTTTCTTAACCCAAGTATCTTGAAGTTCAGGGACCATCTTTTTAAATTCACTAGCCTGAGATTTATCAAGCAAAACCATAAGGTGTTTTACCTCATTATTAGCGCGTGGTTGGATGTTTCTTTTTTCTTTATTCATTCTTTCTCCAATATAAAGGTTTTTAAATATAATACAAGTTAAATTAATCCTATAAAATATGGGACACTAGTAAAAGTTTAATCAAAAATTTTTTCTATGTGGCCGTAAAGGTTTTAATAGCATTAACTGCTCCCCATTCCTGTGTAACAGCAGATGCAGGCACTCCATCAGAAGCCCCTCCTATAGCTAGGGCGCCCGTCCCTGAGCCAGCTCCTGCTAGATAACCAGTTCCTACACTTAAGTCGGCAACTTCCGACCAACTAGTACCATCCCATGCTTCAGTTGCAGCAGTATAAGGAGGACCATTAGGCCCACCAAATAATATGGCTAAAGATTGACTACCCGCCATAGCAGCTGCCATTCTCGCAGTATTTAAATCTGCTGTTTCTGTCCAACTAGTGCCATCATAAGTTTCGGTATAATCATGATTGGGTTCACCACCACCTGCCATAATTCCTGCGGTAGAAGTGCCAGCACCAGAATTATAGGTTCTTCTCGCATTAATTAAATCATTTCCTTCTGACCACGACGTTCCATCATACGTTTCACTAAAATCGTCGCCTGCATCTGTCGGACCTCTTCCTCCAGCCAACATAGCTGCGCTTTGAGTTCCAAATGCACCTACAGCATATCTTGCTGTAGTAATACTATTCACTGCAGTCCAAGAGGTTCCATCCCAGGTTTCTGAATCCGTAGTACTCGGTTCTCCTCCTCCTAGTATTCCTGCTGCTTGTGTTCCAGCACCTCCTCTACTGTTTGTTGAAGCACTATTCATATCTCCTACTTCTGACCATGCTGAACCATTATAAGATTCAGTATTTTTAGTTGGTGCAGGAGCACCTCCACAATACAAAGCAGCGGTTGTTGTTCCATTTTTTGTACCCGTAGCTGACGATCTTCCCGTATTTAAACTTGGAGCAGAAGCCCATGATCCTGCTGGAACCGAAGCTCCAAATCCTTTTAAAACTGCGCTTGTCGTATTGTACCAAACCTGTCCTTCTTGAACAATGGTTCCAGATGTAGCTGCATCAAAGATTTCTGTTGCTGTCGTAGTAGCCGGCCTAGCACCACCTGCTGATAATGCAAGTGAAGAGGTACCGGTCCCGAACTGAGCTTCTACTCCGGTTGCTAGATCTGCAACTTCAGTCCATGTTGATCCATCATAATATTCTGTTCTAGTTTTATAAGCAGGAGCTCCGCCAAAAGCTAATGCTGATGTATTTGTTCCAGCTCCGCCCATGCTGGATCCTGCGGTATTTAAAGCGGCTTTTGCACTCCAAGAAGTACCATCAAAGTCTTCAACAGCTGCACTTTGGGCAGGAGAAGGATCCTCCCCTGCAATACAAAGGGCCGCCGTAGAGGTTGTTCCTGCACTCCCTACATATGTTCGTCCAGTGTTTAAATCTCCACTTTCTGTCCATGACGTTCCATCATACTTTTCTGTGTTATCCACGTATATACTATTATTATATCCACCCGCAGTCACAGCTGCCGTAGTAGTTCCAGCACCCATGGCATTTCTTCGAGCCGTAAGAACATTAGTTCCTTCTGTCCACGATGTTCCATTCCATTCTTCCACGTTAGTCATCACATTAGGCCATGGTGAACCATTTGCACCGCTCACAAATAAAGCAGCGGTTGAAGTTCCAAAATGATTTCCTCCATAATCTCTTCCTTCAAGCATATCGTTTTCTTCCGACCAAGCGGTTCCATTATATTCTTCGACAGTGTCTTCAGCTTGATAACCACCTGCAGCAATTGCAGCGGTTTGAATTCCTGCACACATGCCTCTTATTTTGCCAGTATTCAGAGAAGGTGCTGAAGCCCATGCTCCTCCTGCTACTAGACTAGTCAGAGGATCACTCGCAAGTGATTGTATTGTTTGACCTTTTATTTCTGAATAAGTTGCCATTAGCTTGTTGTCACCGTTTTAATTACATAAGTAGGAGCCTCGAACTCTTCGGTTATGAGTAACCATGTTGGCCATGGTAATCCATTTCCACCAACAAAAAATGCAGCGGTAGTTGTTCCGTGGCCTGCTCCACTTCCTCTTCCTGCAGATAAGTTTCCAACTGCCGTCCACGAAGTATTGTTCCATTCTTCTGTTTTAATTCCGTTTACAGCTATCGGAGTAGGTTCCGTTCCTCCAAACATTAAGGCTGCAGTGCTACTATTACCCGAAGCACTTGCACTTGCTCGCCCTGTATTGACATCTGCAACTTCACTCCAACATGTTCCATCATACTGTTCAACGAGTGCTGATTGTCCAGGTGCCGTGCCTGAAATAAGTAAGCCTGCACTACTAGAAGCTCCCGTGCCACAAGCATAACGGTGAATTGAATTTGTATTATTAGAATTAGACCATGAAGTGCCATCCCACTTTTGTGTTGTTTGTGATGATCCTGACGGAGTAAGATTTCCAGCAGCGCAGAATCCCGATGTTGATGTTCCTCCAGCTCCACCAGAGTGTTTAGCGGTAGCCATGTCTCCTTTTTCTGTCCAGCAAGTACCATCAAATTCTTCAGTATTTGCTGCAGATGGAATTGGATCTCCAGCTCCTCCCCCGCAACATATTGCTGCGGTTTGAGTTCCAAAGCCCATTGAGGCTTGTCTTCCTGTATTTAAACTATTGACCGTAGTCCATGCTGAACTAGCATATGTTTGAGTCTGTGTTAAAGCGCCAGAAGGGGGTTGTCCATAACCTCCCCATGTAAGCCCTGCTGCTAATGTGCCTGCAGCTGAATTTCTATTTACGCCTGGTGTTGATACTGGTTGAAGAGCGCCACCTGAAGCCCATGCACCGCCACCTTCTATAGCATATTTAAGTGCATCTCCCGTACTATTATACCATACGCTTCCAACAGCTTCTGAAGCAGTTGGATCCGAAGTTTTAGTTTCAACTTTAACTCCTTTAATGCCTTTGTAAGTAGCCATAGTTAAGTCCTACGGTAATATATATTTTTCGGGTCTTGTAATCTGTTCAAAGCCTGCAGTAGGTGCTTTTTCCGCTTCTGGTAAAGCATCCCATGCGGCTTGGCCTTCTTCAGCCAAATCATCAACAATCTTTTGTGCTTCAGCTTTTGTTTTGCCGACACCACTTACTCTGTTGATCCAGGATACACCTGCAGCATTATTACCTACAACCCAAACATTGCCACCATGACCAGATAGATAGAAATCATTACGATCTTCATGCGTAAAGAAGCCTTTCCCCCAGTTAGTTGCTGTACAATATGTGTTTGCCATAGTTTCCTCCTTTTAATTTTTTATATCTTATTATTAACTCACTGTCACGGTTTTGATTGTATAAACCGGATCATTCCATTCTTCAGTCGAAGGAGCTGGAGAAGGATTTCCTGCTGCGCATAAAGCAAGTGCTGAAGTTCCTATTCCTGCGGCCTCATTTCTTCCTACTGCTAAATCGCCCACTTCTGTCCACGATGTTCCATTCCATTTTTCTGTAGATGTTGATGCTCCTGGCAATCCACCAAAAACTAAGGCAGCTGTTGTTGAGCCGGCAGAAGCTAGTTGGTTTCGTCCTGTATTTAAATCTGATTCTTCTGACCACGATGTTCCATTCCATTTTTCTGTGATGTCTAATGTTGGATTTCCCCCTATAGCTAAAGCAGCTGTAGAAGTACCGACGCCTGCCAAGTAAAATCTTGGCGTGTTTAAATCTGCGTCTTCTACCCACGATGTTCCATTCCAAAGTTCTGTTAGATCATACGTGGTTCCGGGATCATTACCCCCAAAAAATAACATAGCTGTTGGCGTTCCAGATTGTGATGCCGCAGCTCTACCTCTTGAAGTAAGTATATTATCTCCTTCTGTCCAACATGTTCCATCCCAAGTTTCAGAAGCCGAAGCTACTGAGGGAGCGGGCCAGCCTCCAAAACACATAGCGGCTGTTTGTGTTCCGCCGCCTCCTGGTGCAAAACGTACTGTGAGTAGATCATTAACTTCGCTCCAAGACGTTCCATCATATTTTTCTGTTTTACCTGTATTAGGGGGTTCTCCTCCAAATATCAGACCTGCAGTTTGTGTTCCAGCGCCTGCTGCTTCACTTCTTTCTGTAAGGACATTATTTCCTACAGCCCAGGCTCCTGCACCTTCGGTACCTACTCTAAATTTCCCTGATGTAGAATTATAAAAAAGTTGTCCTGAGGATTCGCTCGCCGTAGGATCCGATGATAATTTTTGAACTCTATAGCCCTGTATACCTTTATAAGTAGCCATTTATTATTTATCCTTCAATAGCCAGCCTTGTGTAGCATCTACATAAACTAAAGTGAAAGCTGAACGTTCCACTGCCACGGTTAAATCAGCAGCAGTACCTTGAATTTTATGAGAATTTCTTCCTATGGTTAAATTGTTAGTATCAAATGTTCCGGCATAGTCTACAATATTAACTTCATCTCCTATCGTAGCTGAAGTTGGTAATGTAACTGTAAATGCTCCAGAGGTTGTATTACAAAAATATCCTTCTCCTGCTACTGCATTCCCAGGGTCCGCTGTAATAACTGCCTGCCAAGAAACTCCACCTGAGATTGTTGTCCAAGACAAGACTCCTGCATCTGTAGAAGAAAGAACATCACCGGTCGTTCCTGCATATGCAAGGGGTAATGTATAAGCCGTACTCTCTGTTAAAACTCCAGGTTGAAAAGATGCAACAAAAGATCCTGAATCATCAGTATCCGCTTGCAGAACTATTTTTCCAGCTTGAGTAGAAGTTCCGCTAACGATTAAAGCTCCAGTAGTCGGAGGGTTAATAAAAACATCTCCTGATCCTTTAGGGGTAATATTGATAGGGACATTAGCGTTATCACCTGTCGCCGACAAAGTCGGTCCAGCACCTGATGCTGCATTTGCGATTGTAAATTCGTTCACCGCAGATCCTGTAGCTGTTACAAGAGCTAATTGAAGTCCGTTGGTATCTAAAATAGACGTTCCAATAGCCGGTGAAGTTAAAGTTTTGTTTGTTAAAGTCTGTGTTCCTGTAAGAGTGACCTCTCCGAAACCTGAGCTAGCATCAATAACGTTTGTACCATCTGTATAAAGTAATTTTGTTCCTGTAATACCTGCACCCCATTCAACTCCTGTGCCTGAAACTGTTTTAACGGTTACAGTATAAGTGCTTCCGCCTTCAGCATTATTAATGATCCACCAGTTTTCAATACCATCGGGAACAGTTAAAACTGAGTTTCCTGCTGATAAAGTTCCTGTTAATTTCCAAATTCTTGTTGCAAGTGTAGCTCCTGTAGAGCCATCTGATTTGACTAAAGCTGTGGTACCATTATCAGGAAGGGCTTGCGTAGTATAACCACCTTGAATTTGTTCGATGATGTCCCAGTTTGTGTTAGTGAGAGTACCCCACGTACCAGCCTTCTCGCCGGTAGTCATGAGTTGAATTCCTAAATTTGTATAATTCGAAGACATATTTTTTCCTATTAAGCCGCTTCTGTCTCTTCTGTATATGATGTTGAGCCTGTTATGTCAACAGAAGTATAAGACGTGGACCCAGTAATTGTGTCATCTTTATAATGTAGCGGAGAAACGATTCCTAAAGTAGTTGTCGCTGAGACTCCTGTGAGTCCCATAACATCAGCTGGTGTAATTGCTCCAACCGCTGTCGTTGCTGATTGTCCAGTAAGCCCCATCATTTGATCTGGAGGCGTAATAGCTCCAACTGATGTTGTCGCTGAAACTCCCGAAGGTTGAACGGTTGGATTGGAAGTAATAGTTACACTTCCCTGTGCCGTAGTAGCAGAAACTCCAGTTAATGTTGTTGTATTGTAGGATCTTGCAGTTGGTGTGCCAAGAGAAGTTGTCGCTGAAACTCCTGTTAAAGGAACTCCAATTTCTATATTTAATGAACCATCGGCAGTAGTTGCTGAAACTCCTGTTAAAGAGAATGTTACATCCGCAACCGCTGTAACGGTTCCTAAAGAAGTTGTCGCCGAGACTCCTGTAAGTCCCATAACATCCGCAGGTGTAATTGCTCCTACACTTGTAGTTGCTGAAACTCCACTTGGTCTAACGACTGCTTCATCAACAGATCCCCAACCATTTTCACCCCAGTTTAAAGTACCCCAACCAGGTTGAACATAAGCGTCAACGGTTCCTACGGAAGTGGTTGCTGATACACCGGTAATGGAAACTGTTTCATCGGAGAGATCTCCCCAATTAGAATCGCCCCAACTTTTAGCGCCCCAACCTTGAGCATAGACGTTAGTATCACCCCAGTCAGATTGACCCCAGGTTAATCGTCCCCATCCGGTAGCCATAAGGAATTCCTCCTTATGCTATCTGTATGATTGCTGTTGATGCTGCTGCTGCGGGAAACTCTACTGTGAAAGTTCCGCTAGTAACGGTCTTGTCTCCACCAAAATCAATGGCACAGACCGAAGCGTCACTCGCGTGCGAATCATTAAAAATTAAACAACCTCGTGCAGTGAAAGAAGCTGATGTCCAACTTGTATCTGCAAAATCACAGATCGCTGTGTCGCTATCTAAGGTAGGAGTTACACTTGTTAAAGCATTTCCTTTTGCTGTGTAGCCACCAGTAGTAGCTAATTCTTCTGAAGTGGTATAAGCAGTTGTAGTCTTACTTAAATCTGCGCCACTATCATATAAAGCTAAGTTAAAAGTATTTCCAGTAGGTGGTGCAGTAAAATTATGTTCAGCCTCTAAAATTTCTTGTTTGAAACTGTTACAAATTGCTGATGTTATTCCCATGTTGTTCTCCTAAGTTACGGTGACGGTGATTTAACTGGGATACGAACTGTACCATCAGTGTAATCATCTCGTCTTCGTCTTCCAAGTTGCGCTCCTGCAAACTTCTGTACTTCTTGTTTATACTTGTTTTCGTAAAGTGTCAACATATCCATCGGGCCTTTTAAATATCCAAAAGCCTCTGTTAAGCAGCCATATAAAAG